ACCATTGACCTATGACTTGTTTATTACCTCAGTCGGCTATAGCGATAGCCTTCTTCGTGTCATCTATATCTCATACAGACACAGGCAACCCAATGGTTAGATTTACTCTCTCTCGATAATGCTCTATTCGTGGCGATAAATATTGGTGGGATATCAGCACAGTACACGCCACGAACTACCAGTGTCTTTCAGAACCTATCAATCTGCACTCGTAGTCGCACACTTCGGTGCAACCACGATCTAGCAGTTGACAGAACCATGAAAGCCATGGTGCTAAAGTAGGCATTAACGAGAGATAGACTCTCATCATATCAAAGGAGATATACAATGACTGAATTAGACAAACTATCATTCATGATAAAGGATCTGCTTGAAATTCAAGGAGATATAGTAAGTACAGGAGGTAATTCAAATCAAGTATCATTTGAGTTATCAGTCAAGGATTATCATCAGGCAGGAAACACTAGCGTGTATGATGAGGAAATCTACATAGTAGATATCAAGAAGAAGGAGGTATCAAATGTATAATACATTCGAGGAGGAGTACATAGCTCAGGTACAAAGAGTACGTGAGCTAAGACAAGAAGGTAAAGAAGATGAAGCTAGTCTAGAGGAAGCTAGATTAGGTAGTATTAATACAGTATATGGATATGAAGATCTAGAAGAACTGGAGGTTGTTTATGAGTAATTACGTTCCACGTATTGAAACATCAGCATCAGATATTGATGCAATCAACAGTCAAGTTGGTATTGATTGGTATGAGATGTACAAATCACAAGTTGATATAACATCAGAGGTAGATATCAAGTATATGAACATCTACCTATGGCAGATATGCAATAGCACATATAAGTCAATGACTACATTCCAAAGATATACACAGGGATATCGTGATAAGATCAAGATGTCTATTGTAGATCAGAGGGAATCAGAAACAGGTCAAGAAATTGCCCAGACTAACTTTGAAACATTGACTGAACAGGCAAAGACTATGGATGCATTGTATCGTAAATACGAAGCTATGCACACAGCAGTCAAGAAGCTCTACCTAGAGCTATACAAAGAGGATTTTACTAAGAGGAAATTACCTCAAAAGAGTAAAGGTCAGATGAGAACATTGAAAGATATGACACCGTCTGAAGTAGCATCTATCAATCAAATGGTAGATGATATGCTTAAACAATAACAGTTTCATTTAGGATAGTGGGGTTTCTACCCCATTATCCAACTATTTTTTTTTTGCTTACGCTGGTTTAAGCGTAGCAAATACCGAGTAAAAGTGATATAAATCAATAGAGGGAGAATAACATGACATCACTATTTAGACTATTCGATAGGTTTATAATTAACCTATTCAGATCAATGATATCCACTAAGTTCAAAGACCGAGCAGAATATATTGGTACATTCATACTAGTATATCTAGGTATCGGTGGTGGCTTTATAGCTTTCTGTTTGTTCTTAGGTATCAATCCAACACTAGTTGTATCTGTGATTGCAGCACCTATTTGGATCTTTTTAGTATTTCTAACAAGAAGAATCACAAACAAAATGTTGGATATTAATGAAACTACAAAGGATATTTGATTTTCCTTGGTGGTTTTGGGATTCTGTAACTAGTGTAGTTATAGGATTTATCGTACTAATTATTATTATTGTAGGACTTACGGGGAGATAAGATGAAACTATTAGAAGTAGCGAAGTTAGAAGCTATGCTAAATGATCTCATTAAATGTCAAGAAGAAGCAGGTGTCATTATGACTGACGCTAAGTATATACATGAGGCATCTATGTTTAGATATTAGAATCAAAGACATAGGAGATCGTCTTAATAAATTAATAGAAAAAGATTTGGAGGACTAATGGAAATAGAAATAGAAATATCAAATAATACAATGAAAGCTACAGTAGAGTGTTTCAGATGTAATGGTCTAGGTGTAATACCATGGGGTGATGCCCCTGATGAATGTGATCCATGTGAAGAATGTGAAGGACATGGTGCTTGGATAGAGGAGGTAAAGAATGAGCGAATCGCTAAAAGTAATGAAGCTTAGATGGATTGAGTCAGTACAAAAGACTTATGATGCTTTTGATAAAGCTGGTTTGTATTCAGCTATGGATGTAAAACATCTTGATGTTAAACATAAATTTGATGAGGTTGTATTAGTACATAACGAAATGATTAAACAAATTTGTGATGTTGTAGATGAACTCGAAGCAGGACAAATACAATCATTACAAACATTACAATACATAACTAACATAACAAATAGGATGAAGGAGGAATAGTATGGGTAGATATTATGAAGGTGATATAGAAGGTAAGTTCTGGTTTGGTATACAATCCAGTGATGATGCAGACTTCTTTGGATCAGTAGGATTCCAACCAGATCATCTTGAGTATTACTTTGATGAGGAACATATATCAAAAATAGAACATGGACTTGCTCAATGTTTAGATCATCTTGGATCTAAGAAAGAATTGTTAGATGATTTCTTTGATAAAAATAATGGTTATACAAGAGATGAAATATGTAAGTTATTAGATATTCCTATACCAAGATCAGGTATATCATTAGAAGCACATAAGAAAAGTAAGTACAACTATTATCTTATGTGGTATGCACGATATGAACTTGGTAAGAAGATACTAGATCGTGTTAAGTCAGATAAGTTCTGTTCATTTAGAGCAGAGTTATAAGTTTCGCTGAGCGAGGGGATGTTGTTATAAGTAGCTTGATCTCTACTAAAGCAGATATAACATTGACGTTCTGCACATCCCCAAAGTTTATTGCAAGTAACAAAGGAGGAAATATGTTACCACAAGAACTAACGTTTCAGGTACGTGAAGAACCTGTATACAACCAACATGGTACAAAGCTAGATGGCTACAAGCAGTTGGTTAAAGATGAGAACAACGAACTGATTGCAGTTCACAAGAATACATACCGAGTTATATCACATGACACAGCATATGATAAAGCTAATGACTTTCTTAATGAACACTTTGATACCAATGGTATGACTGAGAAACACAAGTGGTCTAATCAAGGTGCTGTTATGGCTACCAGATTTACTCTACCTGAGTATCAGATACCATTCAAAGATACATCCATTGGTCTAGAAGCTGTGATATGGAACAGCTACAATGGTATGCGTTCATTCCGATTTGATCTAGGTTTCTACTTATGGCTATGTCTTAATGGACTTAAGAGTTCAGTATGGGATATCAGTTTGAATACTGCACACAAAGGTAGTAATGAGATCAAACTTAAATTACCTGGTTTGTATTCAGCTATGGATGGACTACATACTGTACATAACTACATGACTAACTGGTTAGAGATACCAGTAGATGACAACCAGTTACATGCTGAGGTAGATAGACTATGCTTTCAACCAACACGTACTGACAAGAGTCATGTCAATCAGAACCACAAGAACTATATCATTGACCAGTATGATGGCAATTATGCACAGCAATTTGGACCTAATAAATTCAGTGCATATCAAGCAATCACACACTGGAGTACACATTATCCTAGCGATTCAGTAAATACTCGCTATGATAGAGAGAGGAAAGTGTCTAACATGTCTTGGTTTAGCCAAGCAGCGTAGAGATTAGATGGGAGTACATCCTTCATCTTCCTCCTCCTCGTACTCCCATCCTTCAATCAATGAAAAAAATATTTATTAGTGAAGAAGAAAAACAATTACATAGATGTACTACTTGTAGAAGATGGAACACTATGTATATGATGATTCAACTGGATCATTATACTAGAGAGAAACAATGTATAAGATGTTTTAATAGGAGTAGATATGAAAACAAAAAGAAGAATAGTTAATAAACTATGGAAGGGTATGTATATTTCACTAAGAGATTATGAAATACAACAAGCCATTGATAAGAACTATACCATACAAGCAATACATAAAGGTCAGGTGATGATGCTTACACCTAGTAGATTAAAAGATATTGATTTAACTGTAGGCACACCACAAAAATCAATGTATGATAACAAGTCTTATAGACTTATAGATGTGAGGTGGAATCCATATGACAGATCAGATAAATCCAGATCATTACAANAAGGGAAACATTGAAACATATGATTTNATTGTAGCTAAGAACTTATCTTATGCTCTTGGTAATGTAATAAAATATATTGTACGACATAAATATAAAGGAGGTATTGTAGATCTTGAGAAAGCTNAATGGTATCTACAAAAAGCAATAGATGGATATGATAGATCCAAAGATTCTAATTAGAAAGTTTGCTANTGATAGAAAGTTACGCAATAAATCTACAAANAATTATAACATGTCCGATCCTATGCAACGTAAGTTGTGGTGGATTGATAAGGTCTGTTACTTTTGCTATCTCANACATGATAAACAAACTGCCCAGGCATTACGTATAGAACTTAANAAACCTTATGTTCATGCATCTGCAAGAGGACTTGCTAAAGATTTATGGAATGAAAGAAAAGGTTTAGAAGAATTAACAAAGAGGAGAGTAGATGAATATACACAAACAAAAGAACGTATTAGACAGAAGATCAGGAATCGGAGGCAGTGATGCTACCAAGATTGTAGCTGGTGAATGGAAGCAACTCTATCAGCTCAAGAAAGGTTTGATAGATGATGAAGATCTATCGTTTGTATTACCTGTACAAATGGGAATATATACCGAGGACTTTAATAGAGATTGGTTTACAGCTCATACAGATCTACCAGTTAAAGAGGTAGACAGTACACTGAAACATAAGAAGCATGACTTTATGTTAGCTAACTTAGATGGACTTGTATTGAATGAAAACCTTAAACCAATAGGTGTGTTTGAAGCTAAGCATGTCCATGCATTTACTAAAGATGATACTATACTTGAAAAGTATTACGCACAGATACAACACTATATGATTGTTAGTAATCTACCTCAAGCCTGGCTATCTGTTATCTTTGGTAATAACAAATGGAAGTCATTTCATATCCAAGCAGATAAGAAGTTTCATAAGAAACTAATACAGGCAGAGGAAATGTTTTGGCAACATATTATTAATGATGAAGAACCTGCTGACTATGTAGAGTTCAGTTCTATAGGAGGAACTAATGACTGATAAAATACTAAACGAACCAAACAAAAAATATTGGGATCAACTAAAAACTACTGATCCTAGGTTTACCAAAAAGATTAACAAAGGTTTTGGTGAACTTACTACCATTGATCCAATGTGGCAGATTGGAAAGATGACAGAAGTATTTGGTCCATGTGGTATTGGTTGGGGTTGGACATGTAACTATACATATACTGATTCAAATGTATTTGCAGAAGTAAGTGTATGGTTAGAAACACCCATACAAATATACGGACCAGTATCTTCAGTACAATCATTACATAAAACTAATGGTAAGTTAGATGATGAGTGTACTAAGAAAGCTATGACTGATGCATTAACTAAAGCATTATCACATGTTGGTGTAAGTGCAGATGTATTCTTAGGGATGCATGACAACAGTAAGTATGTTGAGAAAATCAAAGCAGACATTAAATCAAACGTAGATCAATCAAAAGTAAGGGAGGTAACATGAAAAGTGATGCAGATAAAATAGATGAAACACTTGGTTATGAATTAGGTAGTATTTGGGAAGAATTACAATCAATCAAATACTCTCTAAGAGAAATAAAACAACTTTACAAACAAGAACTATTACACAAAGGAGTAATTAAAGATGATAAACAGAGTAATACTAGTAGGTAGATTGGGTGTCGATCCAGAGATCAAAGCTACCAGTAAAGGTGATGAGTATGCTAACTTTAGTTTAGCAACATCAAAGAAGATTAAGACTAAGGATGGTACGTGGCAAGAGAAAACTACTTGGCACAAGATTACAACCTTTGATCCTAATCTTACTAACACTATCAAACAATATGTAACTAAAGGTACTATGTTGTACCTGGAGGGTGAGATAGATGTATCAGAATATACTGATTCTAATGGTAATAAAAAGTATAATACTTCTATCATTATACCAAGAGTCACTGGTGTTATGAAGATGCTAGGTGGCAAGGGTGATGCTAAGCAGAAACCTGCTAAAGACATCAATGATGATTTACCAAATGATGACATCCCTACTGAAATACCCTTTTAAAGTTTCGCTGTAGGCGAAAGACTAAGGTGCTGATACTTTTTTATTAACTATAGTATGAAAGGAAATCCAAGGATTCATGTATATACCCCTAGTATTGGCACCTTACAAATGATAG